GGTTATTATATGAACAAGATGGAACGTTATATTATTCAGATAATATTGCTGGTACTTTCACCGGTCTTATTCCTCAGCCTCTTTCTACTGATAGACACATACCGGCAGCCAATGAGTGTCATACTTCTTACAACCCTTTTGGCAAGTATTGTGTTATTACTAATGGCATCGATGGAGCGTTAAAATATCGTGGTGGAAACAGAGTATTTCCACTTGGATGGGACTATAGACCACAAAGTCCTGATGCTACAAGACCTTTAAATTTAACCACGAACCCACAAACATATGTTGAGTCCACAAATAATTTTCAAATGGGAAATAATGAAATTGGTGGTACTACTAATTTTGACACACAAAGTTTTCAAGGTGTTGGAAGTGAAACAAAAGATGATACAAATAAATATTATTATAAAGTTAGTTTTGTCAATGAAGCAGGTTCTGAAAGTCCTATATCAGAAGCTTCATCACTTGTTAAATGGAAAACATTAGAAATTACGAAAGGTACAAATGCATATACAAATACTGCATGTGTAACATTACAAATACCTGTTGGACCTACTGGTACAATTGCAAGACGTATATATAGAACAGCAAGAAATGGTACTGACTTTTATTTTCTTGATGTTATTAGAAATAATTCAGATGATATTTATGTTGACTATAAGGCAGATACTCAATTAGGTGCATTGGCTCCAAATGATAGTGATAGTATTATTATGCCAGCAAAAGGTGCACGTTTTTCATCATCTTTTAAAAATTGTTTATTCCTTGATGGAGGTATTGCCGATGGAAGTAGAATATATTACAGTTCACCACTTCAACCAGACACATTTAAAGACTCTGCATATTTTGATGTTGGAACTCGAGAAGGTGGCGATGTAACAGGCTTTATGGTTTATTATAATTCTCTACTAATATTTAGAGAAAAAGCAATTGACTTGGTAAGAGGTGATGCTCTTAATGGCTTTGAATTAGTACCATTTATTTCAGGTATTGGTTGTAATAGCCCGCATACCATCGTTAATGTCCCGACGTTAGGTGTGGTATTTCTTTCTAAAGATGGCGTATATAGAATATATGGCGGGTTAGATGGTGGTGCAGACTTAAACGTCGTAAAGGTGTCAGACCCTATTCAACAATATATTGAAAGAATGGCATTCGATAAATTACCATCAGCAATTGGAATATATTCTTCACAATGGAGAGAATTACATTTTTACATATCATTAGATGATGGTTATCAATTAGACACAGGTTTGGTATATCATTTAGATAGTGATAGTTGGACAATAAGAGATAACACAACATATAAAATTAAATGTATAACAACTGATAAAGATGCCAGTTTAATTTATGGAATGTTTTATGAAGCAGGTCAAGTGAATAAAGGTATTTATGTGATATCATATGACCGAAGAGCAGGAACAATACAAAAAGGCAGTGGAGAAGCTACAACTTATCCTGATGCATTACCTATTGTTTCAAAAATAAGAACACAATGGATAGACTTTGGTGAACCGTTTATAAAGAAAAATGTGAAATATGTTTATCTATATATTCAAACAACTGGTAACCAAAATATTCAATGTACATTTTATAAAGATAGACAATGGTATGATGGTATATCTGATAGTGGAAAATTGATGCAAAGAGCAGACCATACTTTACAACCAGTTTATGGTGAAGGTTCTGTTCCAACACAAAATAACGCTGGTGTCTGGGATACTTCTAAATGGCAAGATAAATTATTAACTCAAGTTAGATATGCTGTTGACTTACAAAGTGTTTCAGAATTTGCATTTGAAATTGAAACTTCAGAACCTATTGTACTTATGGGATATGCAATTGAATATACATCAAAAGGCGCAGAAACAATAGGAGGACGCACATAATGTCTTATAAATGGCGTGGAGCATTAAACCCAACAGGTTCGCTAATTATCAATGCGAGAGACTATGACAAAAATTATTCACAATTTACGCAAGTTATCAATGGCGGTATGGATAGAGATAATATTCCTATCAATAGTATTACTCATGAAATGTTCGAAAATTATAGTGTCGGACAAACAGGAATAGTAAGTAATATAAATTGTGAAGATGACTATACAACCTATCAAGACACTAATTTTGCTGGTGGTGTTAATAACCCCAGAGGTAATACAATTAGAGGACTTAAATATGAAAATAACCCGGTATTTCAAGGTGACTTCTGGTTCCAAATTGGTACAACACTCAACATGCCTTGTGAAGAAGGTATGGCAACTATTAGGTTCCATATCAATAGTTTTGTGCCTAAGTATTATCATTATTATATATTTAATACAACAAACAGAGTGGCGTTCAAATGGAGACAATTCAAAATTGAAGTAGATGGTGTTGAAGTAAGTAGAACTGCTGCAATATTTCCAACATTTCATACAACACAAATTCACTGTGATGTACCTATTAGTAAAGGCAGTCATGAATTTAAAATATATTGTCGAGTTCCTGGTTTAATAAACGATACATCTAACCAAGTAATACTTCAATATTGGGGCGGACAATTAAGTGTACATAATAGGAGCAGATAATGTCAAATTTTAATTTAAAACAATTTTATCCAGCAAATGGTGTTATATCATCAACTGATGTCAACCAAAATAATACTGATATTACAACAGCAACATCAGATATCAATGGTGATAATATTCGTATTGAAGGTTTGGAAATGACGAATTTCAAAGAAAACCCTCATATTATATTTTTTAAAAGACAAGATAACCAAGCATATGAAACTTGGGGTAGTGCAACACCAGCATCTCATAATGGATGGATATATAATGCATTTTCAATTCCAGGTATTTTTGCTGGACAACACTATTCACAAATAGGTACAGGTAATGATGACTATGAATATCCTATAAACCACGATAATACCTTTACAATTTCGACGTTGGCGAATAAAGGTACTAAAATGCAAGTTAATAGTACAAATGGTATTCCATTAGAGTTTGACCAGAAAATTCTTGTCCAATGGAATGTAAATATTTTTGATATATATCATAATGGAACAAATACATTCAGTCCACCAGCAGTTTATATATCACATTTGGCAGATGGTGCAATGTCAGGAATTGGTATTGGTGAATATATGTGGTATATCTATCCTAAATTCAATACTGTTTCATCAGCATTATTAGATGACGACTTTAAAACTGCCAATGCAAGTGGTTTCTATCAAGACTTAGGTGCTGGTGAATATTTTGACCCATCAGTTTTAGGTACATCTCAAGTGGCATTTAATGCCAGACGTTTTGACCATGCTTCAGTTGTTCCAATACATTTTATTACAGCAACTGATGGTGGAAATAATAACTCAAATGCAGCAAAATATTTCAGTTATGATAAATTAATTCAAAGAGATACTATTGGTGGACCAAGTCAAATTCATGGACAACATATGTTTGAAGTAAATATTGTCAACCCAGGAAAAACACTTTATGGTGTTCAATTATTTATTTCAGGTCCTCATCGTTTAAATACAACAGGACAATTTTTAGAAAGTCAAATAACAAACCCAGGTGCAGGTCAATATGGTGTTGATGTATCTATTATTTTAGAAAGAGCAGCACTTGATGTGGTTATTTATTCAGATGCAACAGGAACAAGGAGCGCATAATGTCTTACGTAGCACCCAATAATTTTACAACTGGTACAAAAATAAAGTCAGATGAAGTTGAAGGAAATATCGATGCATTACAAGCATATGTCAATGGTGGTGTATCTATAGCAGACTTAAATGCTGCTGACTGGGTTAAGATATATCATGTCATGAAAGGTGAATATATTCCTCTTATCAATAGATATGAAATGACAACTGGTGTAGATACAGGTAATTTAGGAGTTAATGAAACTGCAGGATATAGTGCAAAAATTATAGGTGCACCAACTGGAGCTTCATCATCTGCTTCTGGAACAGATATCAACTTTTATTTAGAACATGATGCAGATGTATTGATAACATTGACATCAAACCCAAGAGCATATTCAGGACAAAACTTAGCATCATTAGGTGACAATGGTAAAAGTGAAACGTTTACTTTGGATAGTGATACTGCTGC